AACTACTCTATTATTAGAACCATTTGCCATAAAATCAGACACATCGACCGATATAGCATCTGCTGCAACATCAATACCAGTACCAGCTCCTACATTTAAAGTAACTGTTCCAGAAGTTCCGCCTCCTGTTAATCCATTGCCGGCAGTAACGCCTTCAATATCTCCAGATCCGCCACCGCCTCCTCCGGAGTTAGCTATCCAATTTGTTCCAGTACCAGTAGATGATAATATTTGACCGGAAGATCCTAAGTCTCCTGATGAATCTTTAAATCCTCCATCTACTTTAATATTTCCATGAAAATATGCATCATCGGTAGTAGTTCCAGCTCTATCAACAATATTATTAACTTCTAGAGCATATCCCGCAGTCATTTTGTTGGTACCAGTAATTCCAATTCCTATAGGGCCATTACTTGCACGAAGTCCTGAAAAGAAATTTATTAATCCTTGTGAATTAAAGTTTCCATCTGCTGTAGTATCATAACTTGATATTCCTAATAATCTAAAATCAAATGCTGATCTAACAAATTTAAATCGTTGACCTATATTTTGCACCATTACACGACCAGCAGATGCTCCTAGATCTCCTACGCTACCGCCTCCATATGTAGTACTTCCACCAGCTGGATAAACTCTAGTTTGAAATAATTGATTGAACCAATCATCATTGTCGGCTGAAAATCCGTAACTAAATATATTACTTCCACTAACTGCAACTTTTGATGAATAACCAATTCCAGTACCAATTCCAGATTCAATTGTTACTTCATGTCCTTGATTATTTAATTTTACAGGTGGCTGAATCATTCCAATTGGATATTCTGGAGTTACGTTTATTCTAACAGACTGTGCTATTGATCCACCGTTAGATCCATCTAACACTAATTTATAATATGTGTCGCCACTTAAAGTATATTCTTCAAAATAAGATCCTGATGTTGCTTCTGTTATTGTTATTAATTTAAATACAAAATAATCAGCTTTAGAATATTCTGCTAATTCTATTCGATTTGCAGATATATCTCCGTCTAGTACACTAAAATTAGAAGCTGAAATTGCAATATCTGTACCATCATATTTGAAAAAACTTCCAGTATTAGATCCTGCAAAAAATCTTGGACGATTTGTATTTGAATCTACTTCTAGTTGTATTCCATCATCTCCAAAACTAGAAGTATTAATTGATATTGATCTATTATCAGAATCTAATTTTATTTTTGTAAGTGTTCTAGTTAAATTATGATTTACAATTGAAGATGATTCATATCCAGATGATGGGCTAAGTAGGGCTGGGGTCACCGGAATTGCTGCATCAGCAACAATAAAATTGAAATTGCAAGTATCTACTAAAGTTCCTGTAAATCCGTCTAATGATACTGCAGTAAATGCAACAGGACCGCTTTCTAAATTAGAAAATCCAGCTACTTTAGCTATGCTAGTTGCTGCAGATGTTGCAGTATTAGTAAACGCATTAACATACGCACCTTCAGCAAAAGCAACTACAAAAACATTTTCAGATGCACTAGGATTAGTTGTAGTATTTATAATTGTTGCTGGATCTAAAACTCCTTCAAAAGATGTAGCATTAGTGTTAATTTGAGAAATTGATCCAATATTGGATTTATTATTTTGAACCTGACCTTGAAAGCTTCCAGAAACAAGTGTTATTGATATAGATTGACTTACATATGCTTGATTTTCAATTCCTCCTCGTAATTCTCCAGATGTTAAATCAAATCCACCTATTGTACCTCCGTCGAATAACACATTAGATCCAGTTATTTGACCTGAATCTTTCAATATTAAATTGTTATTAGTAGAATTAATTTGAGTTGATGTTAAATCAAATCCTCCAATAGTACCACCACTAAATAATACTTTAGATCCAGTAATTTGTCCAGAGTCTTTTAATTTTAAAACACTTCCTACTGATATTTCATCAGAACTAACTGGCATACCAGCAACAGATCCTCCAGTTAATAATAAAGTAGATGCAGTAACTTGGCCAGACGATTTTAATATTAAATTATTATTTGAAGAATTAATTTGAGCATCAGTTATTTCAAATCCTCCAATAGTACCAGCTGTTGCTGTGATTGTTCCAGACATGGTAACATTGCCTTCAGGAGTTAAATGAAAATTAGATGATGATATTTCTATTTTTGCATCAGATCCAGATATAAATTGTACATTTTCTTGTCCTAAAAAGAATTTAGGAGTTCTTATATCAACATTTGATCCACTTATTAATAATTCTCCAGTTGCTTGAGAATATGCAAAATGTCCTGATGATTGTGATCCTATAAAGAAATTACCAGATGAGTCTAAAAATGATATAAAGTCAGTTACTTTTGCATTGGTTCCATCTCCTGCAGAAATATTACCATGAAATCCTAATACATCAGAAGTCATTAACAATCCTGCATTTAATCCTCCTTGAGTATTAATTTCAGATATAGATCCAGTTAAAAAATCAAAATTGGGACCAGTAGCACCAGTTGCTCCAGCGGTTCCTTGAGCACCTTGTTTTGATTTTGCTAGAGTCATTGTTTTAGTAACACTAACACTTGCACTAGTTGCAGTTATATCAACAGATCCAGAATCATGAGCCATGGCAGATATAGCTATTATATTTCCATCTGTTCCAGATAATGTTGAGGTAACTCCTGTACTATCTGTTTTTGAATAACTAAAACTAGATGTTGAATTTTCAAGTCCAACAAAAACAACCATTGATGAACTACCTTCGGTAAAACTAGAAATAGTTCCATTAACATCTGCAGGAAATGTATGAGCTTCATTTGTAAGAAATGCGGTTACCGCAGGAGCTCCGTCTGCTCCAGCAGCTCCATCTGATCCAGATGATCCGCCTTCTAATTTAAAAATTCTAGTTGTATCTGTTAAGCTGTCTTTTGTTACAGTAATTGTTACTGGAAGATTGCTTTTTGTTGAATTTAATCCTCCTGCATTTGTTGCTCCCGTAAAGGTTAAACTTCCAGATACAATTCCTGTCCCAGATGTAACACTGTTATTATCTAATGAAAAATTAGTAATAAGAGTAGGAACTCCACCAGCTGTTGATATTGTTATATCACCACTTCCAATTGTTCCTGATAAATTTTGTTGATTAATTGTAAACAATATATCATCGTCAATTGCATCGTTAGATGAAGCAGATAAAAATGAAAATATTTGAGAATCAGTTGTCAATGTTAATGTTTTAGCAGTACTTCCAGATTCTCCAGCTCTTGATTTAGCTAATGAAAATATTTTTGATATTGACACTAATCCATCGCCAGATCCTGATTTTGCAGTAAAAGTTATAGAACCAGAATCATGAGACATACCAGTAATTTGAATTTCATTACTAGAACTAGTAGCAGTTACCCCATCTGAATTTGAACCTGTAAACGCAAAGCTAGATGTTACATTTGTTAATCCTTCAAATACTTCCATTGTAGTAGTACCAATAGAAAAGTCAGATATAGTTCCATTTGATGCAGCTGGGAATGTTTGAGATTCATTAGTCAAGAAAGCAGTTATTGCAGACTGCCCTTGTCTAGATTTTACAAGAGACATTGTTTTGGTAATTGATACACTAGCAGATTTTGCAGTAAAATTAACAGATCCAGAGTCTTGTGATAATCCAGTTATAGTAAGACTATTACTAGAACTTGTTGCGGTAACTCCTTCAGAGTTTGAACCAGTAAAGGTATAATTTGCAGTAACATTTGTAATGCCTTCAAAAACTTCCATATCTGTTTCGCCACCAACAAAAGAAGCTACGTTTCCAGCCTGATCTGCGGCAAAGGTATGTGCTTCATTTGTAAGAAATGCTGTTACTGCGTCAGCGCCATCAGATCCTGCAGTGCCATCAGATCCATCTGACCCTGAAGAACCGCCTTCTAATTTAAAAATCTTAGTAGTGTCTGTTAATGATCCTGATGTTACTGTGATAGTTAATGGTAAATTTGATTTGTCTGAATTTAATCCGCCGGCATTTGTAGCTCCTGTGAAAGTAATACTTGCTGAAACTTCTCCAGTAAATAATCCAGAATTATTTGCTACGTCGGCATCTAATGTAAATCCGGTTATTGCAGAGCCTGCAGGATTTGTTATAGATATTTCAGAGCTATCAATTTCTGTTGATAAATTTTGTTGATTGATTATAAATAAAATGTCGTTATCAACAGCATCATTTGAAGATGCAGACGGAAATGCAAATACTTGTGAATCAGATGTAACTGTTAATAATTTAGCATTGGCTCCAGCTAAACCTGCGGTACCTTGTTTTGATTTTGCTAGAGTCATTGTTTTAGTTAAACTAACACTAGCAGATTTTGCAGTAAAATTAACAGATCCACTATCATGACTCATACCTGTAATTGTTAATGAATTACTAGAACTTGTTGCAGTAACGCCGTCTGAGTTAGATCCGGTGAACGTGTAATTAGAAGTTACATTAGTTATACCTTCAAATACTTCCATGTCTGTTTCACCACCCGTAAATGATACAACAGTACCGTTATTTTGTGCTGCAAATGTATGAGCTTCATTAGTTAGGAATGCAGTTACAGCATCAGTACCATCATTTCCATCGGTACCATCAGATCCAGAAGATCCACCTTGTACTTTAAATATTTTTATTGTATCTGTTAAACTATTTTTTGTAGCTGATATAGTTACTGGCAGATTTGTTTTTGTAGATGCCAATCCTCCAGCATCCAAAGCTCCAGCAAATGATATACTACCAGATGCTATACCACTAAAATTACCTCCTGAATTTGTTACGCTATTATTATTAAAATCAAAATTTGTAACATTTCCGCCGGCAGTTGATATTGTGATATCAGAACTATCAATAGCTGCATTTAAATTTTGTTGATTAAAACTAAATATAATACTAGTTGGATCTGCTGTGCTATCACTTGCACTTAAGAAAGAAAATACTTGTGAGTCAACAGACGCTATTAATGATTTAGCAGTTGCTCCATTTACTCCGTCAGTACCATCTGAGCCTCCATTAAGTCCAAATATTGTTGTTATATCACTAACAGAATCTTTTGAGGCTTCAATTGTTATAGGCAATTTACTCTTAGTACTACTCAATGTACTACTAAATGTTATACTACCAGAAACTTGACCAGTGCCTGATGTGGATGATGAAACAAATGTAGGATTTGTTATGGTAGTACCATTTGAATCTTTTATTGTAATATCACTTGGTAATGGTGAACTAGTTAAATTTTGATGATTAATTATTATTAATATATCATCATCTAATGCAATATCTGATGATGCAGACGCAAATGAAAATATTTGAGAATCTGTTGTTACTGATAACATTCTGGCACTTGCACCTGATCCGTCTACTCCAGCTCTTGATTTAGCTAATGAAAATATTTTTGAAATTGAAACTAATCCGTCACCTGATCCAGATTTTGCTGTAAATGTTATAGAACCAGAATCATGTGCCATTCCGGTTACTTGTATTTCATTACTAGAACTAGTTGCTGTAACTCCGTCTGTATTTGATCCGGTAAATGCAAAGCTGGAAGTTACATTATTTAGTCCATTAAATACTTCCATTGTAGTTGTTCCATCAGCAAAATTAGAAACAACACCAGATGAATTAGCTGGAAATGTTTGGGACTCATTAGTTAAAAATGCAGTTATTGAAGATTGACCTTGTCTAGATTTAGCTAATGACATTGTCTTAGTAATTGATACACTTGCAGATTTAGCTGTAAAATTAACAGATCCAGAATCTTTTGATAATCCTGTAATTGTTAAGCTGTTACTTGAACTGGTAGCAGTTACTCCATCTGAATTAGATCCCGTAAAGGTGTAATTTGTAGTAACATTTGTAATACCTTCAAAAACCTCCATATCTGTTTCGCCACCAGCAAATGATGCAATTGTACCAGTTTGATCTGCTGGAAAAGTATGAGATTCATTAGTTAAAAATGCTGTAACTCCGTCTGTTCCGTCTGTTCCGTCTGAACCTGAACTTCCTCCTTCTAATTTAAAGATTTTTGTTGTGTCATTCAACGATCCAGATGATACTGTAATAGTTATTGGTAAATTTGATTTGTCTGAATTTAATCCTCCTGCATCGGTTGCACCAGTAAATGAAATGCTAGCAGAAACTTCACCTGTAAATAATCCAGAATTATTTGCTACGTCAGCGTCTAATGTAAATCCGGTTATTGCAGAGCCTCCTGGCGTAGTAATTGAAATTTCAGAGCTATCAATTTCTGTTGATAAATTTTGTTGATTAATTATAAATAAAATATCATTATCTATAGGAGTATTAGAAGATGCAGATGGAAATGAAAATACTTGTGAGTCTGACGTTACTGTTAATAATTTAGCATTGGCTCCTGATAATCCTTGTGTTCCTTGTTTAGATTTAGCTAGTGTCATTGTTTTAGTTAAACTAACACTCGCTGATTTTGCAGTAAAATTAACAGATCCGCTATCATGACTCATTCCAGTTATAGTAAGACTATTACTTGAGCTTGTCGCAGTTACTCCATCAGAATTAGAACCGGTAAATGTATAATTAGAGGTTACATTATTTATACCTTCAAATACTTCCATATCCGAAGTTCCTCCTGTAAATGATACAACAGTACCGTTATTTAATGAAGCAAATGTATGAGCTTCGTTGGTTAAAAATGCTGTTACCGCATCTGTACCATCTGTGCCATCAGATCCAGAAGATCCTCCTTGAACTTTAAATACTTTTATTGTATCTGTTAAATCGTCTAGGCTAGCTGTGATAGTAATTGGTAGATTTGTTTTATCAGCATTTACTCCTCCACTACCTAATGCACTTGCAAATACTATACTACCAGATGTTATACCACTAAAATTACCTCCTGAATTTGTTACGCTATTATTATCAAAATTAAATCCAGTTATACCAGATCCACCAATTGTTTTAACTTGTACATCTGTTGATGCTAATGCTCTTGTTAAATTTTGTTGATTAAAGCTAAATATAATATTTGATGGATCTGCTGTGTTATCACTAGCACTATCAAATGCAAATACTTGAGAATCTACGGATGCTACTAACGATTTAGCACTTTCTCCACTAACACCATCTGATCCGGAAGATCCTCCTTCAATTTTAAATATTCTAGTTATATCACTAACAGAATCTTTTGACGCTTCTATAGATAATGGCAATTTACTTTTATCAGCTCCCAATGTACTACTAAATGTTATACTACCAGAAACTTGACCAGTACCTGATGTAGATGATGAAACAAATGTATCTGTAGGTAATGAAATTGTAGATCCACCAGCATCAGTTAATATTATATCTGAAGGCAATGGTGAACTAGTTAAATTTTGATGATTAATTATTATTAATATATCATCGTCAATTGCGTCATTGGATGAAGCCGATGGGAAAGAAAATATTTGTGAGTCTGTTGTTACTGATATTAATTTGGCATCTGCTCCACTTGTACCATCAGAACCTTGTCTAGATTTAGCTAATGACATAACTTTACTAAGAGAAGTACTTCCTGATTTAGCTGTAAATGTTATAGAACCAGAGTCTTTTGATAATCCAGTAACTGTTAAACTGTTACTAGAACTAGTTGCTGTAACTCCGTCTGTATTTGATCCGGTAAAACTATAGTTTGATGTTACATTAGTAACACCTTGAAATATAATCATTTCAGTTGTACCGCCAACAAAGCTAGAAACTGTTCCAGAAGAATTAGCTGGAAATGTATGAGATTCGTTTGTTAATAAAGCTGTGATAGCATCTACTCCATCAGTTCCGTCTGAACCTGAGCTACCGCCTTGTATTTTAAATATTGTTGTGGTATCTGATAATCCATCTCTTGTTGCAACTATTGTTACTGGCAGATTTGTTTTTGTAGATGCCAATCCTCCAGCATCCAAAGCTCCAGCAAATGTTAAACTTCCACTAACTACTCCACTATATAATGGTGGTACTGATGAATTTGGAGAAACACTTCCAGTATCAAAATCAAAATTTGTAACAGCTGCTCCTGCAGGAGTTGTAATAGTAATATTACTAGCAGATATACTAGCATTTAAATTTTGTTGAGCTATACTAAATATAATAGTAGTTGGATCTGCAGTATTATCACTAGCACTATCAAATGCAAATACTTGAGAATCTGCAGTTAAAACTAACGTTTTTGCTGTATTTGAAGCAGTAGCTTCATTTATAGCATCTTGTACATTTTCTCCAGATTCTAATCTTAATTGTCCTCTTACTACTAATGAAGATCCATTCCATGTTAGTTTATCACCTAAAGAAAAATTAGATCCAGAATCAACATAAAATCCAGTATCTGTGTTTGCATGATTTCCAACTCCAATATATAATTTATTATCTTCTAAGTGTATTCCTCCAATAGAACCTGTATTGGCTCTAATACCTCCTTGCAAAAATACATTATCTGTTTGTAATCCAAAGCCTGGATTAGAATTACCAAATACTCTATCAGAATTAGCTAATCCTTTAAGATCTCCTAATCTTGCTTTCAATTGTACATCATATAATCCACTACCAGTTCTTTCAACAATATCAATAAATGGAGTATCAGTATCATTAGGATTTGCATTTATTTTAATATATCCAGTTCCAATTTTACCTGTTGATACAATTACTTGTCCTTCATCATATGATTGAGCTGCTGATGCTAAATCACCAACAAAATTTCCTGTTGTTCCTTGTCCGTATGCTCTTTGTACATATATTCTTCCAAATACTTCATCTTCATTTGAATTGTCTCCATCCAATGAAGCAGACTCTACTAATAAATATTCTGTCTGAAATCCAGTTGAATCAACTTTTTTAGCTAATAATATTTCATTAATAGCAAAGCCGCTAGCATTTTTTACTGACATTGTAGTATCAGTATCTGTAACTCCTGATCCTGTTATTGTAGTTGCATTTGCAACCCAAACTTGTCCTCCAATAGCATTAACTGATTCTTTTTCGAATGTAGTTGTTCTTAATGTACCTCTTATTCTTACATTTTCAAATTCTGCAGTACCATTTCCTTGTGATGATATTTTCCATCCTTTAAATCCACTAGCAAAATCTTTTGTTTGTAATATACCTTCAGGTTTCATTATAAGATTGCCGCCTTCAATTGAACCAGTTGTTATATCCCATCCACCAATTGATGCAGATTTAAACGATGCAAATCCAGTAGAAGATATAGAAGATGATGCATTTGCTGGAGTTGAAGGAGATCCTCCTATTGTAGCTGGAGTCTGAATACTATTTGCTGTAACAGATCCTAAAATTGTTACTCCATCTGTTATTGTTCCTCCTTCTAATAAAACTCTTGATGCCGTTATTTGACCTTCTGATTTTAATCTTAATGATTCATCTGCAGATTTTATTTCTTCAGTATTAACAACAAACCCTGCAATAGATGCAGATACAAATCTTGCAAATCCTTGATCTGAAATTGATGAAGATGCATTATTTTCGTTTGAAGGATTTCCATTAATTATTGCTGGTGTTAATATACTATTAGCAGAGACAGATCCTAAAATTGTTACATTATCTGTTATAGTACCGCCTTCAATTAATATTCTAGAAGCTGTAATATCTCCGTTATTTTGTATGTGATATCCCGAAGAAGATATTTCTAATTGTCCTGCAGATCCACTTATGAATTGAGTTGCTTCATTTCCTAAAAAGAATGTTTGTGTATGTATGTCTAATATACTAGGATCTGTTCTATATTTAAAAAAATTATTTTCATTTGCAACTAATTCTAAACCAACTCCGCTATATGATGTTTCTGACTGTTGTGGTAAAGCAGATCCTGAAAATAATAAAAATCCTCCTCCAGAACCAGTTGCTTGATTAAATCCTTCATATCCTAATGATCTAATATATCCAGTATTTTGAAGTCCTACAATTTCAACACCCGAATTTAAAGAATCTGCTACGGTTAATGAACCAGTTAACATTGAAAAATCGCCGTCGATATAACGATTTCCTCCTTCAAATACTTTATTTCCTATAATTGTTTCATGTTCACTTTTAACACCAGCTATATTATAATATTCTATTTTAAATTGTAATTCATTATTTGATTTATGTTTTACTGGTATGTCTGTTCTAAATCTTGTATAATTTTCTGTAAATCCATTTTCAGCTGATGTCAATGTTCTAATGTCTGAAAATTGCCATTCTCCAGATTCTATAACAAATAATAAAGATCCATTACCTGTTTTATCCGCATTGAATACAAATTGTTGATCATCTAATCGCTGTTGATTAGCATCAATTACTAGTTCACCAATTTTTCTTCCTAATGATACTGGTAAAGCTCCATTTAATGTATTTACAACATCATTAAAAAAAGATGATCCTGATAAATATATTGAAAGTTTAGGAGATTGAAAATTACTCAAAGAATTTTTTGTTGCAATTGCGTCAAAGATTATTTTATATTCAGAATTTTCTACAAATACTCCTGGTAATGATTCTTTTGTTTGAAATATTAAAACACTATCATTATTTGAATAATCAATCGAAGGTGATATTGAAACAGCATTATTTAATGAGCTTGTTGTAAATGTTAATGTAGGTGCAGAAGCTTCTGTTTTTCCAATATATGTATGTGATTCCCAATATTCATTAATAATGCTTTGAGATGTAAAAAACCCAACTCCAACATCTGGTAATATCGATCCAGTTGCATCTACAAATATTTCAGTTGGTTCTAATAAAATATCATTAATTAATTCAAATGTTCCAATTGTTGCTGAACTATTAATATATAATTTAATTCTTGAAATATCTCCAATTGATGGATCTAATTTTGTAATTTCAGTTAATGCAAATGATTCAGAATGTTGGGTACCTATATAATTTGGAGCTGCTTCATATTCTATAGTATATGAAGATTGATCAAATTTTGTATATTGATGTTGAGATAAACTTTGACTTAATGTAAATACAAATTTATTATCTAATTGTATAAAATCTTTACTTAATACTTTTTTAATAATAGAAGAATATATTCTAGCAGAAGATGTTGGTACAGTTGATAATGGTGTAGGATTTACTGGGGATGTAACTGTTAATGTTCCTCCAACCATATCTGGTCTAAATTCTCCTCCAGTTATTTTTGCAATAGATGAATTTTCTTTGGTTTCAAATTCAATTAATCCATCTGAAAAAATTGGAAATTGAGTATTATTATATTGTCTATCTAAACGTACGCCAATTTGTTCTGAAATGGTTGCTTCGGGTAAATTTAATGAATCAAATATAATATTATTTACATTGGGAGATTTTGTATCGATTGGAGTAGTTACACTCCATTTTGCATTAACAATATTTCTCCAACTTGCAGGAATTGATTCGTTATTATATGAATCTAATGTTGCAGCTAATGTTATTAAACAATCTCCACTTGGAGTATTGTCATAGATATAAATTGCAATAAATCTTGAATTATCTGGATCAATTTTATTAACTACTTCATGATAAATTGGATTACCGTTAGAATCTAAAATTTCAATTTGTAAATCAGTACCTGGTTGAAATATATCAGGTACTCCTTTTAATTTAAATAAATTTTTACCTAATGTTAATTTTTCAGGTAAAAATGTAATATTAAATATATTAGGAGATAATAATGATGTATCTGTAATATATGTATCTAACCGATCTAGGTTTTGTAAATTAGCTATAGCTTTCTTCATACTATAATATTCTTTTTTTATAAATATTATGTATGTAGAATCTGGCTGAAATTTTTAATCTTATTTACTTCAATTAAGTTATCTACCATATCTCTCATTGATTCAACATGTGATATAATGATAGAAAAATCAAATTTAGTTCTAAAATATTCAAATAAATTAGTAACTGCAGAAATATGTTCTCTATCTAAACTACCCCAACCTTCGTCAATAGCTATAAAATTTGGTCTTGGTAATGCGGAAACATTAATTAATGCTACACGAATTGCTAATGATGATATAAATCTTTCCATACCAGATGTTAATTCTAATGGCCAAAAATTATCTTCATCATATATAATATACCCATTAATATTTTTGCCATCTGTATTTAGAACCATATTAAAATCTACTACTTGATTTAATACATTGTTTATTTCTGTTTCAATTTTAGGTAACGCTTTTTTAATTAATTCATATGGAACGCCATCTCGCTTTACAGATTGTAAATAGTATTCATATGCTTTATATTCAGTTTCCAATTGTTTATATGTATCCAATTGTTCTAATGCTGTTTTCTTTTGTGTTTTAGCAACTTCGATTTCTCCATGATTTGATTTAATTTTATCTGTAATATCTTTTATTAACATCGTAGTTTCAGAAATTAATTTCTTTTTTGATTCTATTTTTTTATCTATAGTTTCATTATATGTAATAGCTGATTCATTTTTTCGAAATAATTCTTGTCGCTCAGCATTAGTTTCTAATTCTGATTCTTTTGTCTGTATATCGCTTTCTAAAATTTGTAATTGTAATTCTAATTTTTCAATTTTATTTTTTAAATTTATTTTTTCTTGATATTCATGAATTGAAGAATTTAATCTATCAATACGTTGTTGAAAGAATTCAGCTGCTCCTATTTTATTTTTTAATTGTAATTCATTTCCAGGAAGTAATCTTTTTGCTTCTAATGCATCTTTTACAAATATATTTTCAATACAATATTTACATGTATGATCATATTCATGAGTTTTTAAATGATCTATTTTCTTTTTTTGTGAAGTTATTAAACTCGTTAATGTACTTATTTCATTTGATATTACATCTTTTTTCTTAATAATATCTGATAATTCGGTTGATATTTTTTCGTATTGATCTTTATTAATTGTTGTTTGATATGATGATATATTATATTTATTACTGTTAATTTTATTTTCTAATGAATTACAATTAACATCTATATCTTCAATTTCTTTAATTAAAGATGATTCATCTTGTTGTAGTTTTTTAATATTTGGACCATCATATGACATTGGTTGTTTAGACTCAATTAATTCTACTATTTGATTTTGTAGATTATTTCTTGATTCTTGTAAATCAGTATCTCCTTTTTCCAATTCAATAATTTTATCTTGATTTTTTAAAATTATATCATCCGATTCACGTATAATTAAACCAAAATCAGTTTTTTTATATTCTTTTAATTTACCAGAAGTTTCTTTTATTTCTTCTGATGCTAAATGATATAGTTGTTCAAATACTGTTGTATCAAGAAATTGTGATAATAAATCTTTTCGTTCTCTTTGAGATTTTTCTATAAAATTATTATTATCTGCTTGTAATGAAAATGCAGTTAAAATAAAATCATCGTACGTTCCTAAATATCTTCTAATACTTTTATTTGTATCACTTCTTTCTTCTCCATTTAAATTTTGATCTTCATTATAAAAATTTACATTTACTTTAACATGGCCATGTTTTAATGTTATTCCTTCTCGCTCGATAGTATATAATTTATTGTTTAACATAAATTTAAATACTCCTTTAAATCCAGACTTTTTATTATTTAAAACTTCTTTTGATTTACTTGTTTTACTACATTTATCAAATATTGTATATGTTATTGCATCTAAAAGTGATGATTTACCTGATGCATTTGCTGCAAATAATCCTATAACATCAGATAATTTTGAAAAATCTACTTTATTATTTTCGCCATATGAAAACATATTATTAAATTCAAATGATATTGGATGCCATGTTACATTCCTTACAGATTCTAATACTGGTAGTTTTGAGTTAATTGTTCTATTAATATGTCGTATAGCATCTAATTCTTTTTTATCTGCTTCTGGATAATTATCTTCAATAAACGTTGTTATTAAATTATTTTGATGTTCTACATCTCTAACATTTCCAATTGCAATTGATCCATTTTGATTATTATCAATATGATTTGCAGATCGTTGTATAGATATATCTTGAACTTTATATTTTTTTCTAATAGTTGCAATTAACTTTTTAATATCAGATGCATCAGTATCATTAAATTTAATTCGTACTCTAGGTTTATTAGGAACACGTTTAGGAGAATTAATAATTTTACCGTTATCTACCTCAAAGGTTACATATCCATATTTATTTTCTATTTCAATAAATTCTGAACAGCGATCTGGTAAATCCCATACTAATATGCCGTGATTAAGTGCTTCTCCATGATTTTGTTGTATTAATGATCCAGGATATCCAATTGTTTTTTCTTTGTTTAAGAATTGTGCAGGCTTATGTATATCACCTAATAATGTTAAATCATGTCCTTCAAATAAATCTATTGTAACATGATCATTTGATATTTGAAATCCAATATCTGTTTTTGCGTTATGTACAGCTCCGTGATGTAATGCTATTTTATAATGAGCATCGAAGTCTTTAGCTTGAATATAGTCTTTTGGAGCTACGTCAACAGCCATATGATTAAATACAACGTTTGCAAATTTAAATAACCCATTTTCTTTTATAAAGTATATATTTGTATTATCAATAACATCCAATATTGGCGATATAGCATCTAATCTATATAAATTATTTAAATTCATATCGTGATTACCTAATATTACAATTGTTGGTATATGAAATCCATTAAAAAATTTTGTTAGCATGTTAATTAATTCTGGCGACATATCTAATTTAGAATGTACTATATCTCCAGTTACTACACAAATACTTTGATCCGTTGCATGTTGAGCAATATGTAAAAATAATGTATCAAATACTTCTTGATATTCTTTGTGTCGTTTTAATGTCCTAATATGAATATCAGATATATGAAATATTTTATCAATTGATTGAATATTTGTTTTTAGTGTTTTTATTTCCATAATGAGTTTATTTCCAGTGTCATCATTTCTTCAAATGAAAACTTGTAAGTATCTTGAATTTTTTCAGTAATTTTTTTGTATCCTAATTCGTTAGGATCTTCTGTTTCTAATTTTATAAAATAAACATTTAATCCTTCTGCCATAAATGTTTTTGCTATATCCATTGCGTTTTTAAATGCATCTTGATCTAAACATATGTAAATATCTTTAACATGTTCTTCTATAATTTTTATTTGTAACATTGGATTAATTATTTTACCAAATAGTGGAATTGCATTTCTTTTAATTGTGATTGCATCAAATGCGCCTTCACATAATATAATAGGTTCATTCCAATTAATTAACATTTCAAATCCAATAATGTCTTTTGATATTTTAGGATTTTTATGTTTATATGGATCATTTTTATAAAACGCTCTAGATACAAAATAATTTAATTGACCGGATGAATCATAGCTAGGAATAATAATTTTGCCAGAATATGCTCCTGATTCTGCATATCCAATTCTATATCTAATTATATCAAATAATGTTATACCTCTAGTTTTTAAATAATACATTGCATTACGATAATCTGGAGTATTTTGTTTTAACCATAATGGCTTATATTCATCTGGCAATTGTATTACTTCTTCAGTTTCTTTTATACTAGCAGTATTTCTATACTTAGATCTTTCAATTATTTTATTTAATTTTTCAAATTTATCTTTTGATAATTTTAATTGTTTAAATAATGAATGTATCGATCTTCCTTTTTTATCAGATATCCAACAATGCCATGGATTTTGGCCATCTGAATTTGTATTAATATTAATTTCTAATTTAGGTTTATAATGAGAAGTAAATGGCGAAAAAAATGCAATATTGTCACCAGATGTTTGTTTTCCTTTTCCTAGAACAGATTCCAATAATTGAAGTAGTTTTAAGTTCTTCATATTAATTTATTATAAGAAAATTTACTGAAAGATCAAAAGGATTGGTTTATTATATATTAATAGTTAGACACAATTATATCGGTCTAACGAATCATCATTTAATAATATACATTATATTAAACGATTTCATCTTTTTATTACTTACATTAAAAAAATAATGATTATTTTTCAAAGATCCAAGTTAATTATATTATATTTATATCTAATCTTTTAATTACTTGTATTAATTGTTTATAAATTTTTTCATATTTGTTAGGAGCTAATGCTTTTACTAATGTTATCATTACTCTTTTATCAACTGGTTCTGGATTATTTGGTAATGCTGCTTTAATTACAGGAATTAGTTGTTCTGTTGTTTCTAACGCTCCTAGTACAGTTTCTTCAGCTTCTTCTGTACCTCCTAAATCATCTACTATAGTTTTTGCTATTTGCATCATTTTTTTAGGATCCTTTTCCTTTATTAATGATTCAATTGATTTTTTTCTAAATACTAATTTTCCAACATCAACATATCCTTCATTCAAATTTTTAGTTCGAAATCTTCGCATATTTGTTTGTAATTTATTCATTTTGATAATCCTATATACTAATAAATATAATATTATATCAGAAAAGTTATTATTTCTTCAATATCCTTATCGTCACCATGCGGATCATATGATTTTTTTAAATTAGTACCACATATTCTAGCAAATTGCTGATACCCCCATGCTGTAAATCCATTTCTTAAATCTTTTACTAAATTATATCCTGTTCTAGAACATTCACGATCTATTAATTTAATTAATAATTGTCCTTCAAAAACTGTTAGCCGTCTCATGTCTTTATCAAATTCAGTTTTAATTTGATCCTCAACTTGTTTATAATATTTTTTAGAATTAATATTTCTTTGTTCCGTAGACATCGATGCTAATTGGGTTTCACATTCTAATAATCGTTGTCCTACTATTTGAGCATATGGATATATTTTTTTAACTTTTGCAACTAATTTATAATATTGATTTTTACTTCGATTATTTTTAAAAACTCTTATTGTATATGTAGGTAATTGTCCTACTTGATAAATATAATCACATGGTTTACCAAATGGATCTACACATTGACTAAAATTTGCATTAGAAAATAAAATTGTTAATGCTAATATTATATACGTTTTCATATCTTATTTTTTTCTTTATAATAAGAAATTAATATGAAAGATCCAAGAATTAATTAAAAAAGTTTGTTATAGTTGGCTTTTCGTCGACTTTACAACACTCTGCTAACCATTCTATTGGCATTTCTTTTTTTGCTACATGTTTAATACCAATTTTTAATGCATATGATTCATATGTTGTTTTTGAACCTTTAGAAATTTTCTGATTTGGATTTTGAAATATTATTCGCAAATCTATATCAGGATTTGAAGCCAATATATTTTTCATTTTTTGTCTATCAGTACTAGTCCATCTTCCTTTAGTTTCAATATACATTGTTTTACCATTCTTTTTTGTAAAAACAAAATCTGGTGTATATTTTGAATTCTTTTGAGGAACTATGTATTGTAAAGTTTCTGTTTCATAATTTACTGGATATTTTGATTCTTTAATTTGATCTGCAACTTTTAATTCTAAGCCAGATCGATATCCGTATTTATACGCCGCTTGGCGTTGTTTATT